TACAAAGCTAGAGAGAGATATTCATTCGGATTCTCAGACCCTAGAGGTATCTTTGGTTCACCAGGTGCGTAATCACTGATAAATTAAATTAAAAGGGGGCTTTCGAGCCCCCTTTTTTTATGATAGAAAGCGATAATAACCATGAAAAAATTCCGAGTACAAATCAGAGCATACGGCTATTATGCTAGCTTTAATCTAGAGTCAGAAGACAATAGTAAAGCTTTTAATGATACACTAGTTGACAAACTAGGAGAAAATGCTATTGTATGGGAAAAAGATGGATTTAGTAGTCCATCTAAAATATGGATAACATACGAGGAAATTGTAAATGATAACAGACCTTTACAAACAAAAAATGTCCTTGGAGTTGAACTGGCATTTAGAGCATAATTTACACGGTAAATATACTCTTGATATGGTCAGGATTGATGGAAAAATAAGAGAAACTATCAATCAAATTAAGCTAGAAGAGGCTAAGATTGCATCTAAAGAAAACGCAATTGCTGATTCGGCTCCTCAAGTTTCAGTAGCAACTTAAATAAAAAGCTACATCGTTGAAATACGTACCTTCACTACGCAATCTCTTGCACTCTATAAAAATCTAATATATAAAATACCCACTGTATAATTAAAAGAACATAGACGCGTACAGTCGACGGCCTAGAGACTATGTTCGGAAAACTAGGAGGATATAACCATGGCAAAAACAACGTTTCAAGGTCCAGTAATATCAAAAGCTGGATTTATAAACACAGGACCTGCTAATGTTGTAGACGCAGATTCTAGCGTATCACTAACAGTTGATACTCACGCTGGAAGAATCGTACACAACGATGCGGCAGGAGCAGTAACTTATACGTTACCAGCTACAGTTGCTAACTCTGATTCTGCAGTAGCAGGACCAGGCGCAGACTTAAACAACTTAAGTAATGTTGGTGCTAAATTTACAATCGTAAATTCTATCACGAAAACAGGTAGTTTAATTGTTCAAGTTGCAAACGCAACAGATGTTATGACAGGAATGGCAACTATCGTTGACACTGACACAAGTGACAACATGGAAGGATTCGTGACGGCATCTACTTCTGACACTATAACGTTAAATGGAAGTACAACTGGCGGCGTAACGCATGCTAGAATTGAGTGCACTGTTTTAGCTTCAGGTAAATACGCAGTTGAAGTATTTACAGGAGGAACAGGAGACTTAGCTACACCATTTAGTGCAGCAGTAAGTTAATAATTATGTGGGTGAGAAAATTCGAGACTTTTTGATCTTGATACTCACCCACACCAATAAGGAGATAAAATTATGAAGAGTGATGTAAAAGCGATAAGAGTTACAGGTACTGGTGCAGTCTTCGCAGGAAGAACAAGATTAAGAGGATTGATCTTAGCTTCTGATGGTGGTGGCGCTGGAACTATAATTTTACAAGACAACACTGATAGTACAACTTTATTCCAAGGAGACTGTCCAACAGGAGATGTTTTTGCGTTTAATATCCCTGAAGATGGAGTTGTTTTCCCAGGTGGAATGAAAGTTTCTACTATTACAAATATTGCAGCAGCGACTTTTTTAATAGATAAGTAGGAGGTTAGATGGCCAACACTACTTCAGGTACAACTACTTTTGATAAAACATTTGCTATCGATGAGATAATCGAAGAGGCATATGAAAGAATTGGATTGCAAGGTGTTTCTGGTAATCAGTTAAAACAAGCAAGACGATCTCTTAATATTATGTTTCAAGAGTGGGGTAATAGAGGACTTCACTATTGGGAAGTAGCTAATAATTCTATCACACTAGTTGCAGACCAAGCAGAGTATACGATGTTTAGATCAACAGGTGATGGCACTTCTAGCACCACAGCTGTGTATGGTGTTGATGATGTGTTAGAAGCTGTTTACAGAAATTCTTCAAGTGTTGATTCGCCTCTTACAAAAATTAACAGATCTACATATCAAGCTTTATCAAATAAAACATCAACAGGCACACCTTCACAATATTTTGTACAAAGATTTATAGACAAAGTTACAATCACTTTGTATTTGACACCAGGTTCATCAGAAGCTGGTAATACAATTAATTATTATTATGTAAAAAGAATACAAGATGTTGGCGATTATACTAACGCAACAGATGTTCCATATAGATTTGTACCATGTATGGCATCAGGTTTAGCTTATTATTTATCACAAAAATTTAAACCTGAATTATCACAACAAATGAAACTGTATTATGAAGATGAATTACAAAGAGCATTAGCTGAAGATGGTTCTTCTTCAAGTTCATACATAACCCCGAAAACTTATTATCCAAATGTCTAATTTTGCAAAAGGTAAATTCGCTAAATTTATATCTGATAGATCAGGAATGGAATTTCCATACAAAGAAATGGTAACAGAATGGAATGGTTCTAAAGTACATATTTCTGAGTTTGAACCAAAGCAACCACAATTAGAGCCAAAAGCGCATGGAGCTGATCCACAAGGTTTACCAATGGCAAAACCAGCTAGAACAGAACCAGCTACAGATCGTTTGTTGCCTGGTAATCCTTTTAACATTACATCTGGCAGCACGACGATTACAGTAACAGAGCCTAGTCATGGAAGGTCTAGTTCTGATACTGTCGTATTTAGAAACGTAGATGGATCACCTGGAGGTGTAGCATTTACAGTGTTTGAAAATTCTTCAGGATTTAGTATAACAGTAACAGGTACAAATAATTATACTTTTGTGTTAGGATCGACTCCTAACGTAACAGAAAAATCAGGAGGAATGTTAGTTACGGCTGGACCGGCAACATTAACACCATAATGGCAGGAATTAGTTATACTACTTTAGTTACACAAATTAGAAACTACACAGAAGTAGATTCAAATGTTTTAACAACTGATATTTTAGAAAATATTATTCTAAATGCACAATATAGAATTATGCGTGACGTGCCTATTGATGCAGATAGAAAACAACAAACAGGAAATTTAGTTACAGGTCAAGAAACTATAAATGCTCCAGGAGGATCATTGTTTATTAGAGGTATACAGGTTTACGATTCTACAAGTGCCACAACAGGAGCAAATACTTATCTAGAGAAAAAAGACGTTACTTATTTACAAGAATATGTTCCATCAACAGAATCCTCAAAAAGAGGTAAGCCAAAATACTACGCTATGTTTGGTGCAGCTACTGGAGATGGTGACACTAATTCTGGGCGTATATATTTATCTCCAACACCAGATAGTACCTACAAATTTAGAGTGCATTATAATAAAATGCCAGCTACTCTGGCCTCGGATAACACCACTAATTATATTAGTCTAAACTTCCCAAATGGCTTATTATATTGCTGTTTGGCAGAGACTTATGCCTTCTTAAAAGGCCCGGCAGATATGTTGACATTATACGAGCAAAAGTATAAACAAGAAGTAGATAAGTTAGGTGTTGAACAAATCGGCAGAAGAAGACGAGACGATTATACCGACGGCGCTGTTAGATTAACAATACCATCAACGAACCCTTAGGAGATAAGATATGGCAATAACATCGGCAATATGTTCAAGTTTCAAACAAGAACTTTTACAAGGTAAACACAGTTTTGAATCATCTGGTGGACACACTTTTAAAATTGCACTTTTTGATAGTGGTGCAAGTTTAGGTGCAGCTACAACTGACTATTCAACATCAGAAGAAATTACAAATACATCGGGTTCCGCTTATTCTGCAGGTGGTACGGCTCTTACAAATTCAGGAGTTTCATTATCTTCAACAACAGCGTTTACAGATTTTGATGATGTTTCTTTTTCATCAGCTTCTTTCACAGCAAACGGTGCAATGATATACAACACAACAACAAACGGTGGTTCTAATACTACTGACTCTGTTGCAATAATTGCATTCGGTTCAGACAAGACAGCGACTAACGGAACTTTTACAATTCAGTTTCCTGCAGCAGACGCATCAAACGCTATCATTAGACTAGCATAGGAGGACCAAGATGTCGGTTCAATCAGGATGGGGTCGATTCACCTGGGGACAAGCATATTGGAATCGTGATGCTTTACTTGCAACCGGTTGGGGTGCAAAAGCATGGGGTGATAGTGGTTGGGGACAACTCGCTGACGAGACAGTTACCTTAACAGGATTATCTTCAACTTTTAGTGTAGGCTCTTTAACATTAACAGGAACTGCTGATATTACATTATCAGGAAATTCTTTTACAGGATCAGTTGGTTCTATATCACCAGTTATACCTAAATCAGTATCCGTTACTGGCCTCTCGATTACATCTGCTCAAGGAACAGCAACACCTGATGTTTCCGTTACACCAACTATTTCAGGGCAATCAATAACTTCTGCAATCGGAGTAGTAGATCCTGCAGATCAGTTTGTAGGTCTAACAGGACAAGAAGCTACTGCAAGTTTAGGAACAGCGGTTGCACCAAACGAAGACGTATCATTAACAGGATTATCAATAACATCTACATTAGGAACTCCAATATCTTTCGTTGGAACTGCTATTTTCCCTACAGGTTTTTCAATTACATCTCAACAGGGAACGGTTGTTGTTCCAAATGAAGATGTAACTTTAACAGGAGTGCAAGCAGACTTTAGTTTAGGTACAATATTAGGAACAGGCTCTGTAGCTGTTACACTAACAGGTCAAGCTGCTACCGCCGCTGTAGGAGCAATAGATCCAGCAGATCAAGTTATGGGCTTAACTGGTGTATCTTTCTCTAGTTCTGTTGGTTCAATAGATCCAAAAGATCAAGTAGTAGGATTAACAGGTCAATCAGCTACGGCAAGCGTAGGAGTACCATTTATTAAAGCTTACGCAGATATTGACACGGGAAGTAACACGTCATATAGTGATGTTTCAACGGGTTCTAATACTTCGTATTCAGATGTTGCAACAGGCTCAAATACAAGCTATAACGACGTAACAGGAGAAGCAGCTTAATATGGCATCAACATTTACACCATTAGGTATTGAAAAAATGGCGACTGGCGAAAACGCCGGTACATGGGGAACAAAAACTAATACCAACTTAGATATCATTGAACAGATATCTGGTGGATTTATACAAAAATCTATAGCGGGTGGAGCACAAACTACTGCTTTATCTGTTTCTGATGGATCAACTGGCGCAGAACTTGCGCATCGAATGATAGAGTTTACAGGTTCTATTACAGGTAATCAAATTGTTACAATTCCAAACGACGTTCAAAACTTTTATATTTTAAAAAATTCAACATCAGGTGCTTACACAGTACAATTTAAATACGCTACAGGATCTGGTGATAGTTTTACTTTTTCTGCTACAACAAAAACAACTAAAATAATTTTTGCATCAGCTAATCCTGACGCAACAAATCCAAATATAATTGAAATTCAAACAGGTGGAGATGTTGTAGACGATACATCACCACAATTAGGTGGAGATTTAGATACTAATTCTCACAATATTTTAATTGATGATGCACATTTTATTGGCGATGAAAATGGTAATGAACAGATTATATTTCAAACAACATCGTCTGCAGTAAACCAAATTGATGTAACAAATTCAGCAACAGGTAATGCTCCATCTATTCAAGCAACTGGTGGTGATTCTAATATAAATTTAAAAGTTGGACCTAAAGGAACTGGTCTTATAGAAGTTTTAGGTGCAACAAACCCAGGTTCACTTCAGCTTAACTGTGAGTCCAATTCCCACGGGATTAAGCTAACCTCTCCGCCACATTCGAGTGGTCAATCATACGAATTAAAATTCCCAACAGGTAACGTTACAGCAGATAGATTTTTAAAAGTTGCATC